TAAGAAATCTGTGTATAGTTGAAAACACGAGAAGTTGCAGATAACGCAGCACTTGGAGAATCATCTCCTTCTATTTGAGCATTTGAAGCTGCTGAAGCTAGTGAGTCAGTTTGCCATTCGTGCTTTGTAGATTCAGCATTACCTGAACCGATTGAAGACATGAATGGTGTATCTGTTGGAGAGATGTTATAGATTACGTTCTGTAAATCTTCTCTGTTACCCACAGCATCATACGTTTCAAATGTATTTGTTGCTTGTGCCATTATTACACCTTTGTGTTAAAAGTTAGTATTTAGACTACTTCATCATGGATTTGATTAATGCCGCTGCATCATCAACTTTCCCTGATCTTTTTAGTCTTGCTCGATGTGCTTTTACTTTCTCGCTACTGACTTCTGCACGAGTAGATGGAGTTCCTGGTCTTTGCATCTTAGGAACTACTTTTGATTTTTTAGAAGATATTTTTGTACTCTGTAATTGGTCATAGAGCATGGCTTTATATAAAATATTAACCGCTCTTGCGTCAATCATTGAGTCAAGTTCTTCATCAGATAACCCTTCATTTAATCCGAATTGACGAATATTGTTTTGCAACTTTATTCCTTCTTCAGGATCGAAATATTTAGGTATTTTCTTAACAATTAACTTTTTATTTTCTTCTAAAGACTCATTCCACTTTTTGCGAAATTCATTTGCTTTTTCCTGTTCGATTTTATTTGTTTGCTCATCAATAGCTTTTTGTTGTGCAAGTAAATCATCGTAACGATCTTTTTTAAGCAAATAGTCAGTTTGATTTGTTAACTTGAGTCTTTCCCAGTCAGTTTTTTTGAGTGTTTCTATTTCACTCTCATTTGCCTTGGATAGTTGTTCAAGTTGAGATTGTAAACGCTGTCTTTCTTGTTGAGTCGCTGCGAGTTCTTCATCCGCTTTTTTGCGTTGCTCTGCCAATACTTGACTTTTTCTAGTGTAATCAGCTGTGCGACTATAACCTGCCAAAAGCTCATCTTCGTTGACCTCAACATCTTCACCATCTATCTTGACAGTAAATGTTTTAGGCTCTCCGACTTCTTCTTGAGGTGTATTGTCAACACTATCTTCTACAGTATTGTCAGATTTATTATCTGGTTCTACTGTTTCATTTTCAACTGATTCGGCAATATCCGTTGCCTGTTCAGAAACTACTTCCTGAGTTTCTGTGTCTTCTTGGTCTTCTAAAGGTTGCTCTTTGGGAGTCTTCATCAAACCTAAAAGCGCTTCTTGCGCACCTTTTACAGTGCCATCCCCTAAAGGAATTCCGCCCACGTTACTTTCTTTCATAGGTATATTATCGTCACTCATCACTTACCTCCTTTGCGTTCTTCTTCTAGTATTTGACCATTTTCTATAGTCTGTACTAGAGTGTTCTTAACTTCTAAGATGGCTCTTTGTTTGTGATAAAGTGCTTCTCTACCTTCTGTATCTTTAATGTCTGTAGATATCCATTGTTGGTATCCACCATTAAGTACAGTATTAAATGCTGCTATCATTTGAGGATTTTCAAGTAATAACTTTGCGTCTTGCCCAGCTTTAATCTGAGCTTCTTTTTTGTCTTCCATTGTTTCTCCTGGATTCTATCTGCTTACGCAGGTGTAGTTAATCCCCTTTGATTGTTTTAGTTAAAGATTCTAACGACATGTGGTCAGGAATCTTCTTTGTGCCTTTGAGGAACTTACGTATGATGTCAGGACTATATCCTATCTTACGATGAAACTCCTCGACAGAAAGTCGGTTTTGTAACATGAATTTTTCTAATTCTTGTCTTGTCATATTTGTTTAAGTTTGTCTATTGTTGGATTCTTTTGTTCAAATTCTTTTGCCAAATCAACATGAGCTAACTTAGCAGATGCCCCATTAGGATGTCCTAAAGATATGTAATAGTCATATCTATCGCTGTAATATTTACTACGTGCTATACCTTCTTCTTTCTTAGCCAATTACTTCTTTTTTTTCTTTGCAGTCTTTGCAGCTTGTTTGAAGCTTTTGGATGTAGGAGCGCCTTTAGTTCCAGGCTTTCTCATTTTTTCTCCTGATCCTGCTTTAATCCTTTTTCGTTTAGCATGTATGTTTGCGTATAGCCCTTTCTTAGCCATCAGCACTTACCTTTTTTCTTTTTCTTCATTGGTGGTCTACCACGTTTCTTCCCATATGTTCCTGGTCCTTTTGGCATTATAATAACCTCAATATGTCGTTAAATTTATCACTCATCAAAACAAAAACAACAATAGCACCATAAGCTATGTGCCTAAACTTCGATAAATCTGATTCTATTTTGTCTACTTTCTCGTCTATAACAGATACTTTGATATCTAAATTGTCGATATCTTTAGCGATATGTGCTAAATGATTAGTCTTTATGAGTTCTACGTCTTTTTTTAAAAGCTCAAGTTCTGTATTGATATCCTTATCGTTCATGCTAGTGGCAACCTTTTCTTTTTAGGGTACATAGATAAAGCAGTTGCTACCGCTTGTTTCTGTGGCTTCCCTTCTTTTTTTAATATTTTAATTTTTTTAGAAATTAATTTGCGTCTTTTTATTTTGCCATAGCCTGAAGTCTTAGGAAAAGCCATTATGTTGGTCCGATACCGACAGGTCTTCCTTGTACCGCTTCTAGTGCAAGTTCTGCTTTGTTAATCTCTTGTTGTTGTTTTTTAAGCTCAAGTTCTTGTTGCTTAATAGCTAAGTCAACCATAGCTTCTTCTTCTTTTAGTTTAAGTTCTTGCGCTTTAATTTGTGTTTCTATTTCTAATTCTTTAGCTTGTAATTGTAGTTTTTGTAATTCTACTTGTGCTTTTTGAGCAGCGACCTTTTCTTCCAATGTAGGTTCAGCTGGTGGTTTAGGTGGCATCATTTCAGGATTAGATATAAATTGATCTGTATTTTTATATCCTGCTTGTGCAATATATTCACCTATTGCGTTATATAAATTCTTAGATGTAACTAGCGTTCCCATAGCTCCTTGTTGCACTAATGTTCCTAGTATCGTCATAATACTAGACATTGTTTGCATTTTAGATTGTTGTGATCCACTGCCTACACCAACATTGACAGTGCAATTCAGCTTTTCTTTCCATCTTGATACATCAATCGGTACAAATTTTCCATTGAGATAGAACATTTTTTGTCTATCTTCGTATCTTTGTACGAGTGCGTATATGTTTCTAAATAAATCTTTAACACCTGTTTCTGCAAAAATACGAGCAATAAGCTCAACTCTTTGCATTGCAGACTCTGTTGCTGCTGAAATCGCACCTGACGTCACATGTGAAGTTAATACATCAGGATTGAGACCTTGGGTCATTTTAGATACACCACTTCTTTCTTCTCTAATACCATCTAGGTATTGAACCATTTGGAACGCATAAGGTTGGATTTGTGGTGTAGGTAAAGCTGTAACAGCACCTGGTGCTCTCATTCTAACAATACCACCTGGTCTTGATGTTAATAAATCATCTAACTCTACTTGTCCTGCTAATACTGCATAACGTGCATTGTTAGTTAGATACATGTTATCTAACAGGTTACGCATGATTGTAGATTTAATTAGTTGGATATCTTTGACAGTATCTGCAATAGACATGCCATAGAATTTATGTGGAATAGGTAATGGACAAATAGCAGAGAAAGGAATCATATCAATCTCTTCGTTATCTAAGATGTATTGTCCACCTTTTGTAATCTTTCTGAGTTCTGCTATACCATCGTTATCGTAATCAATACGCATATAACATTCATCAATCCAAACCTTTTTGTTTGGTCCTTCACCCTCAGATGGTGGTACTGAGTCATCATCGTAGCTAAATCGTGCTAATCTTTCCTCATTAAGTTCTGCTTCTGAATTAGCATAGCTAGGTATATCATTGACAATCGCAGGATCATAACCTTCAGCGATTAAATCACTTACTGATTTTTTAACCCTATGACAGACAAAGTCTGCATCTTCTAATGATGATGCTCTACGTGAAACTAAAAATTCTTCTGGTGGAACTGCCATAACTCTGACTTGTCCATACCCTTTATAACATTTGGCTTTAACATCGTGTTCAACCACTTTAGGACTAACTAAATTGCCGAAATCATCTGTAACTGCTTTTTGTACAACTGTTTCTGTATGTTCTATAACTTCATAGTCATCATTTGCTAGGATTGATTGGTACTCGATCTCGGTTAGGTTGGTATACGTTTCAGTATGAACTTCCTCTTTTTCTTCCCAGAAATGTTTAATTACTCCAGTCTTGCTGATAAGTGCATCCTTAAAGGCATCATAGAGGATCTTAAACCCATTATTTTGCTTGTTAAATACATAGTTGCAGTAGTCAGTAGCTTGTTGTGCCATTTCAACGTCTTCTGGACCTTGTGGCTCGAATTCTGCTGTGTTGTTATGTGTGGTAAAAATACGCATCAAAGATGGCATAATGTATTCAACTGTATCTCTGACATCAGTTGTAACGATTTCAGAACGACCATCAATCTCATTTCCAAACTTCTCACCAAGATAATACTTCATTGACTCCTCTCTTTGGTTGGAGAGTTCAGTATTTGCGTAGCCAGTAGCTCCTTGTATTTCGGAATTTAGCTGTGATACTAATTCGTCTTCAGTTAGTTTTCTTGGTTTTTTTGCCATTCTTTGCCTTTAGTGTGTCTAATTCTTTTTGTAGTTTGTCTAGCTTTTCTTCTAGTTCTTGTAACTTGTAAGCCATTTGAGTAGGAGAAGCTATTAAGTTAGCCATTATTTTTTCTTTAAATATCCTGCTTTTTCGAGTGCTTCTTTTTGTTTTACTTTATTAGGGTTGTTAAAACGAAATCTTGCATCTTCTCTTGCTTCATTAATTATTTTTTGTGCTTTTTCTCTTTTAGCTTTGTTCCTTTCAACACCATATTGCTGTATTTTCTGCCTTTTTTGGTCAGGTGTCATTCTTTCGTATTCTTTTTCTGTAATTTTAAAGTATTTTAATACTTCATTGTTTGGCATTATTATCTCCTAAACTATCGCTACATCTGGTCCTAGTCTAC